GCAGGAGGCACTCGAGGTGGAAATGAAACTGCGCCAGCTATACTGTGAGGCAAAACAGTCGACAGATGAAATATTCTAGCGAATGCTTCCACCTCCCCTTCAACTAACGTCTGTCCAGTGGAAACTGCATGAATGATACAATCTTGCAGCTCGTTAGGCGCTTGCAACATTATGGGCAACAACCGCAAGACTGCAGCTGCAACCGTAAGGTCGTCATGTCGAACGTCTTGGGAACGGTAGGACAAGCTGGAAGCAGCTTCAGGATGTGATGTGACAAATTCTATCCATCTATCCATTGTGATCCTTCCAGGATTACTCTGGTAGCGACCTCTAGCTCGATGCACACCTCTGCGCGCCTCCGCTTCGAACATGGTGTCCTCGGCTCTTTCCATCAACACGACAAGACCGGGTGGTAGTGCCGCGTCATCTTCGACATAATCGGACTCGGACGGAATGTAAGTGTCCGTATCAGATGCCGTGTCAGAAAACACATCATCTGGTTCTTGGCCAGACTCCGAATCTGTCGCTGGTTCAACGTCCACTTCTGCCCTATTCATTATCCACCTTCGCAGATTATTACTATGCTCCATCTTGGCATCCAATGCCTTTTTCGCGTGATCTAAAAATTGATCATACGTCAAGCCATTAGACCCATCTTCCACGTCGAAGCAATAGGGTGCAGTGGAGATTCTCTGACCAGTAAGGTTAAACACCTTGTCTCTGTCCAATATCGTGGTATTGTTGTGACCGGCCAGTGGTATCGTCTTGGCAAATTGTGTTTCAATGGTCACTTTCGTCTTGATGTCCAACCGTCGCTCAAACGCTTGTGGGTTTGTCATCGATGGCATTGCGTAGTGAGGCATATTAGCAGTGCAAATGACAACCGGACTCGTAAAAGCCGTAGCTGCCTTACGCGACAACTCTGCCATATGCAATGGATACGCTGCTATGTTGGCCGTCTTGAGTATTTCTACAAATTCCAAATTGGGATTTGAAGTGGTATCCCGAAGAGTACCAATGTCATCATACACGACGACCAACTGGTGATTGTATCCATCCCAAAAGTCCTGCCAAATACTACGCATATAGATGTTATCCACTATATGATCTCCTATGTCTGGTTGCAAATGCATGATTAGGTCTCGCGCAAGCCTCAAGGCAAGCACTGATTTCCCAATCCCGGTGCCACCATGCAGGTAAAGCACCAATGGTTCTGGCCTAACAGTCATACTATACC